GTAGCGGCATGTTTATCATTAATAGGATCATCTACTAAGGTTAGATACCCAGTCATAATGCCACCGGATTTAGCTACTCTAGTTTCGTCAACAACATTAATATTTTCTGATCCGTCAAAAGCAACACCGTTAATATACTTAGGCGATTGTAATTTAGCGGCTGTGTCTGCGTTACCAACTAACGAGCCTGTGAATATTTTTGTTCCTGCGTTATAGGCAATAGTATCATCACTAGCGTAAATGTCGCCTTTGAGATCACCAATAACCCTGTCAACTAATGTTAATAGATCCGTAGTTATATTAGTAAATGTACCCGAAGCACCAATAAACGCTCTAGCAGAAGAATCAAAACATAAAGAATTATCTGCTGCTCTAATATCGCCTTTATTGATACCCACATGTGTACCATAAAATTCTTTAAGACTAGCATCAAACATTACTTGATCGTCTTCTGCTAGTAGATCGCCTTGTAATGTACCTATGACATTACCAAATACGTCCTTGGAATGTATAGCACTCCATTTTTTAACAGACGACCCTAAGTTATATATTTCAGTAGTGTTGGGCTCCATACCTGCTTCGGAGAAAATAGCCACATCATTGTTAATAGCACCGTTCTTTACACGTATTTTTAATGGACCATTTAACTGACTGGATATAACAATCTTGTTAAAATCTTCAACAAATATTTTTAAATCGTTGTCATCACCTAAAGTTACACCCGTATCTCCAAACGTAGATCCGTTCATACCACGCATAACAAAATCAGCAGTGGTAAATCCTGAGAATTTTTCTGTGTTACTAGCTGTTCCCCAGTATCTATATTGCGAAGATGTTACACCGCTAGCAGCAGTATCAACTAGAGTAAATCCTTTCTTGATAGTTGTAAATCCATCAATAGTGTCAATAATTCCAATGTCAAATTGATCGTTACTTACAACCGCAATAACTTTATCATTGTTAAAAACTTTGATTATAGGATATTCAACGTTTCCGTTATCACGTATTGTTCCTGATGATAATTTAGTTTCTCCAAATCCTACTGCGATTTCTGGTCCAATAATTCTATATTCAGTGCCATCCCAGATGTTTAATTGATCTAGAGCATCGTTATACCAAAGATTTCCTTTGTCTTTAACTGACGATCCTGTTGGGGCTGTGCTAGATACGTCGGTTACAGAAACAGTTTTCCATTTTTGAGTATCATCATAAAATTTTAATTTATTGTTTAATTCGTCGTACCATATCTGACCAATAATAGGTCTTCTAGGAGCAGAAAATCCTCTAAAATTTTCTAGCAGATGTAAAACGTTTTCATTCTGGACCTCACCATATCCAGCATAATTTTTTCCAATAAGTTTTAGATCGGAACTAGAACTGTCAACCGTTTGATCAGGAACTTCTATAAAAAACGATCCGTTATATCTATCTATCTGGTATGGCATTACTTGCTCCTATTATTCTGTTATACTATCTGCGGCAGTTTGTCTTTGCTGCTCTAATTCTAAAAACTGTTGTTGTGTTAAAGATGTCGGTAATCCCAATGACTGCTCTCTTAAGTGTCTTAGCACTTTCCAATCGGTACTATTTAAGAATTCTCTATGAACACTGTTTTGATTAAATGTTGATTTAGCAATTACTTGTTCATTAGTTAATGCGTCAACAGTTTTAGTTGTTACATTAAAAAAATGTGTGTCATTGACTATTTGATCATATTGTTCGCTGGTAATATTAACCACCTCTACACCATTAGGTGTGTTTGGTTGATAATTTAATATTGCTGTAATTTGATTATTTTCTAAGCAGACGTAATACATATTAACTCCAAATAGCTAGCCAATTGGCAGCAGGTGTTGATCTTTGCTCTGTGTTTTGTACCCATACACGGATACGGTCTCCAAGATTAGACCAAGTACATCGTAAACTGTCGTTGCCGTCAACTCCACCAGCGTAATGTATAACTGCAATTGAAGGAATAAAAGCAACTAAATTAGCCATTGTTTTACCAGCGGGGGAATATACATCAAAAAAGTTAGCACCGTTGTTAAAAGATCCAACTTGATTAGTATATCCAGTGGTGCTGTATTGAGTATTACCATAGGTTATTGTATAATTTGTTGGGAATAAAGCAACAACTTCATTTTTAATAATTTGATCTCTATCGTCAACATATTGTTTTGTTGCTGCTCCTAATCCTGTATTTGGATTATCAGCAAGGATCAAAGGTCCAGTTAATGTTCCTCCGGTACTAGGAAATTTAGTATTATCAAAAACTGTGATACTAGATTGTCCTGTAAACGGAACATTGTTAATCATTACTTCGTTTTGTAATCTAGTAGCAGATGTAGCATTACCTGTAAAAGTACCTGTAAAGATTTTTGTAGTTCCGTCATAGGCTACAGAATTGTCTGCAGCAATTAAACTACCTTTAGCGTTACCTAACAAACTACCTGTTAAAGATCCTGTTACGTTACCAGTAACATCCCCAGTGACATTTCCTAAAACATTACCAGTTAAATTACCTATAACATTTCCTGTAACACCGCCGACAACAGGGCCAGTATGTGTGCCTACACTATTACCTGTAAGATTAGCTACTACAGTATTAGCAGCAAAATTTCCTGAGCTATCTCTAACAACTACGGTATCCTGAACATTGTTAGACGAAGCATCGAGTGTCCATGTAATAGGAGCAGATCCATCAAAATCAGAACCTGTAATATAATTTCCAGATATCAATTTATTAGTAGTTGATGCTTTTACAGTAACATCTGCGGATCCATTAAATGCTACACCATTGATATTTCTAGCTGTAGATAAAATATTTGCTGAACCAGCATTTCCTGAAATGTTGCCATTAAGAACAGATGTACTAGAAAAATTTATACCTTTTACAAATGATGTAAATCCTGTAATAGGAGTTAACGGATTAAAAGATCTATCTGCCGTAATAGCTATTATTGAATCATTAATTAAAGTTTTAATTACTGGAACATTGTTTCCTAATGAATCAATTATTTTATCCGAAATGTGTCTTGTATTTCCAAAACCTGCTACAGTTTCTGGTCCTATAAACTGAAAGTCTGTGCCGTCATATACATAAAATTTTCCATCATCGCTATCGTACCAACCGTCGCCTTCTGAAGGATCAACGGGTTCAGTAGCTGATAGTTTAGTTCCACCTACAAAATTCCATGTTGATCCTGAATAAACTTTAATTTTTTTAGTAACAGTATCATACCATATTTGTCCGGTTAACGGTTTTCCGGGTGCTATACCGCTGGCAAAATTTTCTAGCAACCATACAAAATTTTCATTTTGAGTTTCTCCATAGCCGGCAAAATTTTTACCTACTAGATTAAGATTGGTTGTCGAATCTAGTGTACCATCTTCTAGTATAACTAGTCGCTCTCCGTTGAATTTATTAATTTGATATGGCATGTCGCTCTTCCATTATGGTAATCTTGTACTGTATGTTGAATACGGGATGTCGTATGGCGATGGATCTTCAACCAACGCAGTGTCAACTGTCCATATTAACGTCGATGTAATATTTTCTAATTTTAATATTATCAACCCTCTTCTTACAAATAACAGTGGTGGTGCTTTAGCAGGTATTACTACAGGATTTTGTATATCTAGTACAACACCATGTGGTGTTTCTACTCCGCCTGGTGTTTCAGAACCATCAACTTCATATAAAGTAGAGTAATTAATAGTAAATGTTTGCTGGGCAATATCTTCTTGATAGTACCTAGTAGTTGCTATGCGACACAATGTATTCTCTTCGTACTCATCTGGAGGACAAATGTCAGTGACTATAGCAATAATTTCTGCGTTAGTTAATGGTTGTTCTGCTTGTGTACCTTGTCCACTGTTAGTATTTTTTGTAATATCTAAAGTTAACGGAATACTGCGAGTTCTAACTAGGTTAGTAACATATTTTTTAGATGTTGCTTGTTCTAATTGATCAGGATCGTTAACAGAAAGATATGTGTATCCTTCTTGAGTTTGATCTGGAGAATTTTCGCCGTCAGTGGCGATTCCTAGCAATCTAGGATTACCTGTAAATTCTACATCACCTAACGGTTCAAAAACTAAATTAGTAGGGTTAGCAGGATCTCCGTTTACATATGGAGTTGTACGTCCATTATTAGAAATCCTATTATCGTCGATTGTGATATTGTCTGCTGTAAGTGATGTTTGCGATCCAAAACTAACTAATCCCGGAGCTGTTGTCACTGCCGATGTTAATTCTATAGTAACACCGTTGTTTCGTAAAACTTCAACACCGCCTATCTTATAAGAACGGGTAGAAGGAATATCGATGTTTTCACTAAAGTCCCAATCTTGTTCATCGGTTACTGCTGATTCAACTTGATTCCAAACAATATAATGATCAGTATCCCCTTTTAATACAATCCCGCCACCATAGGCTTGAGCGTCGGTGATGTTTGTATTGTCGGATTTTTTACCAAGTTCTATATTTTTATCTTCTACTCTTAGTGTTGAAACATCGACACTGACCATATTCCCTAATACTGTTAGGTTTCCTGTAATTTCAACACTGCCGCCAATAGTAGTTAAGCTCAAAGGATTTGATGGGGCAATCTCAATTAAATCTGAACCGCTGGCATCAGGAGCAATTGAAAAATAACTTAATAAATTTCCGGCCCGTGTAGCCCTTAAAGTTATTCTTCCTTCATCTGATGTGTTTCTTATTGTTACATCTCTAAAATTTTCAACAGCTAATTGACCCTGAGGACCTGTTCCAAAAAATAATCCTTCATTGTTTTGAACTGTTAAAGCTGCTGTAAGAACGTTAGCTAAATCTTTTCTTACATAATTTGACGAATCTACTTCTCCTAACCTATCAGAATTATAAGTAGTGCCTTGCCATTTAAAAGAAGTATCTGCTGGATTAAATCCAATCTTAATTAAAGTATTGGGTATAGTTTCGCCGTTTTGATTAGCTGTATTGTAATCTGATATAGGATTTCTTAATGTGAATTCCTGGGCACTAAAATACCCCATTAATCTTCCAGCATTATAAACACCAGATATAATTTTATTTCTTCTGTCCGAATCTTCAACTGTTTCTATTCTAAATCCGCTGGTATTTTGGGACGAACTATATATAGGAGCTACTAGTGTATCTTGGTTGCCATCAAAGAAAAATAACTGTGCTAATGATGTGTTGAACCAAAAATCACCAGTACTGATATCTAAAGGTCGTGCGATAGATAACGCAGCAGTTCCTACAGATTTCCATTCATTACCTGAATAGACTTTAATTCTGTTTTCTGTTGTGTCATACCATAATTGTCCCAGCAAAGGTTGATTTGGTTGAGACTGTCCAGCAAAATTTTCTAGTAGGTGTACAAAATTTTCATTAAGATAGTCACCAAAACCGCTAAAGTTTTTTCCTATTAAAGTTAAATCGGTCGATCCTTGATCTATCTGACCGTCAGCTACTGTAGCTACTATTGATCCGTCTGTTTTGTTTACTGTATAGGCCATTAAATCGCTCCGTTAATCATTAGAAGGTCTACCGCTTCGAATAATGTAATTTAAAGTAAGGAACGGATTCATTACTGTAAAAGGTTTACCCGTTTGCGAATCAGCAAAACCTGGTCTTCTTTTATTTTCATCTGTGACTTTGACTAAACCAGATGATGCCATTGCTTGTGCTCCGTTAGTTGCTGTTCCGCCTTCTATTCTCACATTAGAAACAGATCCACCTGGTTGATAATCTAAATTAGCTGTAGGTGTTTCTGTAATGGCATAATATTGCGTAGCTCTGATGTTAGCACTAGATCTACCATACATATCATGTTCGTGATCAGGGACGTTTGGTGTTTGTAACGTGTATTGATCAGCACCGCCTGCTCTACCTAAACTATTTGCTGAAGCAGTATCTGCTACTCTGTTACCCCCTACTTCAGATAACGGAGTTTCTGCTGCAGGACTGTTATTTCCGCCTGGATAAGGAACAGTTGTATCTGCGTTCATATCCTGTTTACCTAAAACAAATCTGCCTCGCAGATCTGGTACACGGAAAGTAGCACCCTTGTCTGAGCCTTTTAAGTCAAGATTAACTGTTCTTCCTAAATTTTTATAGTTTACATTTGCTCCGATTATATCATACAAATCTCTAAATCTATAAGCTTCATATTCTGAACCATCACAAAGTAGATAACCAATTGGTGCTGTAGTCCCAGCATAAGGCAACACTGCCCCAAGTGGAACACCTGCGTCATCAATAAAGGTTTCTCTAGTCATCTTACGAAGACCAAGAGTACTTCTATATACTAATAATTCATCTGTATCTCGTACATTACCTAACGCAGATTTTGTAGAAATAATATCAGATGTTAGAGTAGTAACAAATGTTTTTGTAAGATTTCCTGTACCATTGAATACTACTACGTTACTAGAAATATCGCCTTCTAACTTAAAATTAGTTGCCGATTGTAAAGATGTTGCTGTTTGGGCATTACCAGCAAGGTTACCGCTTAGGTTACCTTTAATAATTGAAGCGTCAATGGTGTTAGCATAAACTGTACTATACCTATTAGAAGCATCTCCGATTGTTTCAGAGCCTGTTAACGGTTTAATAGATTTAGAAAAAATATTTCCGCTTAATACCGAAAGGTCTCCGCCAACATTAAGATTTTTTGCTACGGCCATACCGCCAGCAGTTTGTATAGCACCGTTGCTTAAATTAGATGACTGCTGTTCGGAAGTATTAATTATTTCTCCCGCTATTTTTACATTACCACCAACATCTAAAGGTTGCTGAGGATTGGTGTTGTTAATACCTACTCTGTCTTCAACTATTTTTACAACAGTTGTTGGTAATCCAGCGGCACCAGTTCTTGTTGTTTGTAAATCAATAGCAGCACCGGGAGTAGAATTATACAGTGTACCGTTAGACGATCTTACCGATAAGTTAATATTACCGTTAGTACCTACAAATAACCCAGCATCGTCCCTTACAGCTAGTGTTGCCTGTATTGTTCCTGATTCGTCACTTCTAATAAATCTAGAAGATGGTATTTCCTCATCTGCTACTAATAAATTTTGTGCTGATCTAGCTATACCTATTAATCTAGGCAATACTACTTCTTCAGAAATATCTGTTCTAGCGGTAACATTTATACCTGCTCCAATTTCTGGAAAACCTTGAATAACAACTTTAGGAATAAAATCATCTTTACTAACAATACTTACTGGTATATCTTTAGTGTAAAATACAATAACTGTTCTTTCAATGTTATCGATGTCAAGAATAGTTTCAACTAATGGTCCCGATTTTGTACCTTCACTAAATTGTGGTCCAATTAAAACCCAGTTAGTTCCAGACCATAGATATAATTGTTGGGTACTAGAGTTTACCCATAAGTCTCCAAGACTAGCACCGGTTGGTTCATTAACCCCTGTGCTGATGTTGCTGGTTGTCTTATATTCTATTCCATCATACACGTAAAGTTTATTTTCATCTGAATTAAACCACAGTTGTCCTATAACGGATTTAGATGTTTCTGGTGCCGAACCACTAGCAAAATTTTCAAGTAAATGAATAAAATTTTCAGCAATAATTTTTCCGTATCCTGTTTGATTTCTACCAGGGATAGAAATACTAGTTGACGTGTTAGGAAAATTGTCTGGAACGTCTAACGGTTCTGGATGTAATGTGCTGTCGGTAAAAAATACTTTATATGCCATTATTGTACCTCAGTAAAGCCTGTTAGGCTCTGTATTCTAATAGTATAATCAATCTGTATTAATCGATTTAAAGATTTTTGTACAGGATGGAATATAACATGTGTTAGCAATTTGCCTGTTCCGGCAGCTTTTAAACCTAATTCATCAAAAACAAAATCGCCTGCCATATCTACAGAATTGTCAAATGCTTCTTGATTTTCTGGCTCACCATAATCTAATAGACATGATACAACAATGTCTGTATAGGTAGCACCAGTTACATGGCGAATTTCCATTTTATTCCTAACAGGATCGTTGTTTGTAGCAGAGTTTTGGTCTACTACTTTACTGTATGTTTGAGAATAAAGACTTGAATTAGTTCCGTTAGTGTTTGGAGTTAGATAGGTAATTAGTCCGGTAGGGTCTACAACAGTTCCTCCGTTGCCAAATACCATTTCTGATATCCACCCCTGTAACTGGTTAGATAATGATTGTGCCATAGCAACACTCATATTTTCATAGTGGATAGCGTTTCTTTTATCAATAAAAATCTCTCCATTTTCTGGATCAAAAATCTTTATATGCCCTTCTACGTGAAAACCGCCAGTTTCGTCTGGTTTTTTATCGTAAGGTTGCTGTTGTGTTGGTTGTTCTAGCATAGTGTTTGACTCGTCTTTATTCATATCATGTATTTATTATGGTAATTTTGTACTGCTATTTTGTAAGAACTTAGCGATAGCGGTATTACTATAGCTGAGTCCTTGGCCGGTTGTAGCAGTCGATGCTCCCCTATCATACCACAATCTACCTTGTCTGCGGATAACTGTAATACGTGTTCCTGCTGGAACTGGGTATGTCAATCTTATGTTTTCATTAATTCCGTCTACGGAAAATTCTGCTTCTATGTCAATATCTCCCGCAGGGCTATAAGCACCTACTGTAGAATCATAAATTTTAGTAGCATCTTTTCGAAGTCTTCTTCCACCCACAAAAACTTCAATCTGATCACATCTTCCAAAGTTTGTAGGAATAGTATTTCTGTACCAGTTACTGATATTAGCTTTTCCTGGTAGGAAATTTAAAGGCCCTACTAATAGGGATGTACCGTCCGAAATAAAATCTTCTTTTTCTTGTGCTTCTTGATAAGGAATAAACTCTAAGAAACCAGTATCAACTACAAGAGTATTTTTTGGGTAGACTGCTCTAATAGCAGTTCCAAAAAGTCCTCTTCTAATATTTTTTAGCACATTTCCAATTTTTTCGTAGTACTGAATTTTTTCTCCCTGTATAGTTATTATACCTGGCTGATCTTTTGATGGACTTGCTAACGGACTAGCATCTACAAGCGTAATTTCATTATCAAAATAGTTAAAATCTTTATCAAGTTTTAGATCAAGTACTCTGTATCTGTTGTAATGATTTCTATTCAGCACATCTTTGAATATTTCAAAAGATAACGGCTGCTTGTATAAACGATCTCCAAAACTAATAGTTTCAATTATATCAGATTCAGTTGTTTCTTGTCTTAGATATATAGCCCTTGGTAATTCTACATAAAAGTCAATGTCGGGCGTTAGTCGAATACCGTTCTTGTATACCCATACATATGAAATTCCTATTAGAGGTCTTTGTAAAGAGAAACTAACTTTTCCGCCATTAAATTCATCTTTAACAATATCTAATTCTGTATATCTTTCAAACCAAGTTATAGATAAAGTATCGCCAGTTGAGTATTCTGTAAACTGCTCTAAAACAATATTTGTATCTGCTATAGAATATTGTCTACCAGACGAATCTTCTATACGTATAACAGCTCCTAGTGTTATTGGTTTAATAAAAGTAACTGTGTTGTTTTCAGACGTAAATGTAAAATCAATACCAAATGTTTTTAGTTGATTATCAACAAATACTTTTAAATCAGTAAAAATAACTGTTCCTGGATCTCTCGGAGTATCAACACCTATTTGTATATTATTGTTTCCGTCATAAATCTTATAGGTTGTTTCAACAGTTCGTAATAATTCACCATTTATTTCTACCAACATGTCGCCAGCTGGATCAATATCTAATCCGCTAAAAGTCGGTATAGCATATTCTTTAATTGCTTCGTCAAGGGGTATTTCAACATGATTAATTTTAACTAACGGGCGTTGGTCTGTATTCAAAGCTATTAATACTATTCTAGAACCTTCGGTAGGTGCTACTCCAAATTCTACAAGAGTTTTATCTTGAGTGTCAGTAAGTTGAGCACTATTAATAAATCCAACATCAACTGGCTGATTATCCACACTAGCAAATACTGTAACCGTTTCGTTAAATGATGCCCCTGTAATAAAATATCTATCGTTGCCTGTGCCGGTAAATTCTCTATAGTCTAATATTCCCTTGCCGCCTGTTCCCATAGTGAAAATTTCAATAACAGAACCAGCAGTAGGTATTGTTCCAATAAATCTAATAGAATTATTTTCTGACAATATAACAAACTCTGTATCGATATCCTTTTTAAACTTATCTACAAATACAAGTATATTTGTTTTTTCAATTATTTTTTGTCCTATATCAAAAATAACAGTATTTCCGTCAGCTATATAAATTTTAGATTTAACAGCCGAAGAGCCGCTTCTTGAAGAATGAAACACCTTGATGCTCAATGCTTCCAAGACCTGACCTGGAACATTTTCTTCAGGAGCAGGAACTTGTTCAGGACTAATAAGTCTATCCCCGTCAAGTACTATCTCAGCAGCAGTGGTTCCTGTAGCAGTCGAATATGCCGACATTCCCGATAAAGAGCCGCCTGATATATAAGCGTCTATGCTGTTACGTCCGCCAATAACTAAACTGCCATCGCTGGTAGATGGACGGAAGATTAATAAATCTCCAGATTCTAAATTTGCTGCTTGAGGAATTATTATTGATGCTGTAGAACCGTCGCCAACAAATGTATTCATTATTGCTGTTTCGGGCGGAACTTCACCACTATAAGAACTATCACCTAACTGATATTCATTATAAGTTTCAAAATCTAATCTTACTGTTTTTCCTGTAGTTACTCTTTTAACGTAGATATTGATGTCTATGCCTTGTTTAGGAACCTCGGGTAATAACACCGAAGTAGTGCTTCCGTCAACTAGGAAGTAGAAATCAGTTTCGTTAACTTCGGAACTATCCCATCCTTCAGTAAACCAAGGTAGAGCATCCCAGCCCGCACCAATGTCAAAAGTGGCTCCTTGAACAATAGTGCCGCCGTAATCAATACCTGTGATTAACTGAGAATAATCAGAAACTACTTCGCTGCCTTCAGTATCATCAATTCTAATTTTTTCTACACCTAACTGTCCGTCTTTAGGTTTATAGTATTTGTCTATTCTGTTTAGACTATCTAGTATTTCATTGTTTTTCTGATATTCAATAACAACTATACTTGCCTCGTCAGGAGCAGAATTAAGAATTAATCTTCCAATGAGTTCTGTTTTAGAATTAATTAATTCTTCAGTTAATGTTACAGAATATTGACTAGACAATAATCTAGATCCGTCTAATGTTACTGTGATTGTAGATTTATCTAAGGATAAAGGATATTTTAATTTATAAGTTGTTTGTTTTGCTGAAGCGTTGAATGTTTCAATTTCTATAAACTTTTCGTTGAAACTGTAAGATTTAAACTTAGGAGTTTTAGAAATTCTATCAAACTTCATCTTCATATCAAAAGTTCTAACTTTTGAATCCCCAATGATAGCCACAGCACGAGCAGCATTTTGTATTTCGCTGCCTACACCACCCACGATCATAACAGTAGGAGCAGAAATATAACCACTACCCGGATTAGTAACTACAATCTTAGAAATTTTGCCGTTTGAAATATATGCTTGGGCTTGAGCACCTGTTCCATTTCCACCATCAAATATAATTTGAGGCACAGAAGAATAATTTTTTCCCGGGCTTACTATCTTAATATCTACAACAGAATAATGATTATTATCAACCCAAAGCTTCCACGGATATTGAGATAATTGGTTAGAATTACTACCAATAACATCAATAGATGAAGTTTCGGGATTCCACACGGGTGGTAAATCAAAATCAGTAGTTAATTGATTAGCTAATTCAACATTGAAATACTTACTGATATAGTTTCTAATTTTAGTTCTATAAGGTTTTACTTCTTCAATATAAGATTGATAACTAGAAAGATTATCGTTTTTATAATTCAATTTTTGTTCAAGAATACCAACGTTATGTACAGCATTTAAGAAACTAGTTTTAAATGCCCAATCAACATACAGTTGTTCTGAAAATACGTATCGTAAACTTACAAAGAAAAGTTTATTCCACTCTACAGATAAGTCTTCTTTAAAAATATCTTCTTTTACAGCTTTTAAGATATTTCTAAATTCAATAGATGCCGAACTATCGTATTTGTTACTATCAAAGGCTTGGCTTAAGTCGTATCCTGTAGATTCAACATCAGTATTATAAAAACCGTTAATAATTTGAATAGTACCTAATTTTCTTCCTACTAATTTATATTTTCCGCTTATGTCAGCATCGGTGGCATTGACTCTTTCAAGAACAGCCCAACCACCAATTCCATAATTTTCTAATCTTAATAAATCACCAATTGCTAGATCTACACTAGCTTCTTCATAAAGACCAGCAATGGTTTTTTTAATTTTAGATTTTTCATTAAATGGTTGTAGCCACCAATCAACCTTTTTCCAAAAGTTTTTAGTATCAAAGGACTGTGTAGCTGTTCTATAAAATTCTTTATTTTTTTCATCTAGAGAATAAATGCTCCAAAAATTGTTTACACTAGAATCTTGTGAAACAAGAACAGAAAATGGTCTAACTATTAAGTTAGCAGTTAGATATTTTTTTCCTTGATTTATTACTTCTACAGAAGTTATAGATCCTCTATTATCTAGGGTTGGTTTAAATTTTGCCCCAGACCCCGAACCAAGAATTTTTATATCAGGTGCGGTTTTATATCCGTACCCGCCATCAATAACATCTACAGTGTTAATGTGACCATTTACTATGTTTGCTTTAAGTTTTGCTGTTTTAATTTTAGAAGTAGCAATAAATCTTAATTCTTTTTCAGTTTCTAATACTTGGTCATAGAGATTTTTTGTTAACGCAGGTTTTTCATCTTGTAAATTAAGATTGCCATAGTCTATTATCTCAGCAAATGGTTTTTTCTTTAGAATATCGTTAACATAATCAATTATTAAACTAACAGCCTTATTCCTGTTTATGAACATTGACTGTCTTGGTCTAGAAGAAATGCCGTATCTTAATTTTACTGGCAATTTTCTATCTGGAACAGCTTGTCCAGCAATGTCCTCACCTATTAGACTGTCAATCCATTTATTTTCTAATTCTAAATTAGGTACTTGTATTGTGCCTTCAGCTAATAGTTGATACTCATTGTGAATTAGATTAATTTCTTTTTCTTGATCATAAAATTGTATATTAACTAAAAATTCATCGTCGTCTATTACACTGTTGAAATTTACTAAACTAAATGTGTTTTTAGAGGTTAATAAAGCATAAGGTATCCCAGCAGATGAAGGAGCTGAAATGTAATTGGCTATTTGATTAGCACTGAGGTCTCTATCTAAATCTTCTGGTACAGTAGTTTTATTTTTTACCCAATAATAATACATTGATCCAGATGGCAATCCTGTAATAGTATCAAAATTAGTTTTGACACTGTAATTAGTATCATCACCATATCGGGCTGTTCCAGTTATTCCTAACGAAAATCCTTCAGTAGTTCCGGTAAGAGCATTCCACTCGCTGGGACTGTAAGAACTTTCAACCCATTCATAAACATCTACGCTACTACCAACTGCTGTAGAACCCCAGTTTCCGTTTCTAAAAGATAAAGAGTTTTGTTCGTATAACGCCCATTTAACCGCAGATAAGTCCCACCAAATTGTGCCAACTTTATCTAACTGCCATGATTGTTTAGGATCAGTAGCAGATTCTTCAGTTCCAACAGAATAAACCGCAGGATCAAATGATGTTTTAAAATCAATATACTGATCAGCTAGGGATAAAATTTTTCCTTTAGCAGGATCTAAAATATCAACATCTGCTAGTTTTACGTTATTAAATTTATCGTAGAAAGAAAAATTCTTAAGCAAATCAATGTTTACTTGATCATCTTGTTGTTTAATAGTGAACCAAGGTTTTGAATTAGGTATTTTATCAAATTTTTGAAGTCTACCAATCCTAACAGCTTCGAACGCAGGATCTTCAGATATAAATGACGGGCTACCAACTATTATAGAATTATTAGAAACAGACAGCCCTCTACCAAAATCTTCATCAGTGTTTAATCCCTGATCTAAAATTTCTGACAATACAAAAGATCCTGTGTAATTTGTATACACATAGACTTTACCAGTTTTTCCTTGACTGTCTCTAAATCTAGTTACGAATCTATCAAACGCAGTATTGCCTCGGTCAAATATAGTGGTCTTATAACTTGCTGCCCCTTCTGCCGAAATAGCTAAAGTCACACCGTCCGGTGATACAGATACGTTAGACCCAAACCTTTCTCCAGGTTCCATAATTAGGCCATTTAATTTTTGTTTTAAAACAAATCCAGAGGTTGTTTTATCAAAAACAAATACACTGCCTTGATCCTTGCCTAGATAATCAAAGTTGGGGGCAGATACAAATAATCGAGTACCTTCTTGATTCAATACTACTTTGTGACCAAACTCGTCACCTGCTTCTAATTCAATTTCATCGCTATCTATTGTTTGAATAAGAGTAAATGTTTCATTAGAAGTTTTTTCGTATACAAAAACTGAACCAGTTTTCCCTAATGTGGAATCTGAGTTTTCTTGCCAAGTCGATGAAGAAAATTCTGGAATAGAATTAATATTATCTACTAGACAGTTATAATAAAAAGTGCCGCGTCTTACAGTATCACCGGCTAGATAATTAATATTGTTTCTCCAGACACCTTTAAAATTTTCAAAGCTAGCTGTATCATTTGCTGGAGCTGATATTACCATTAAAGAACCGTCTTTATTAAATGCTGAGAAAGTTCCGTAAGAGCTGCCGATATTCAAAAATTCTATATCGCCGTTGGCGGGTTGTTGTATAGTAGATCCATCATCAGCATAGGCTAATGAAGGCGGAAGTATACTATTAGTAACCTCCGCAATTTTTTCCCAATCGCCGGCACCGGGTTGATTATTAGGGACAGCGGGTATATTTGACAATGCTTGCCAATAATCAGAATTATACCATACTCTAGATCCTATAGGATAATTTTTTGTTGACGAATATATTCCTACAAAATTAGGATCGTCAAGATGCTTCCAGCTCACCCCATCAAATTTATAAAGATAGCTACGGCCCATATCGTCTTTAGATCCTGGAGCACCCACTACCATATAATAAGCTTCTTCAACACCACCTAACGTGCTGCCTAAAATTCTTATTTGGTCTCCAACATTGTATCTTGTGCCTGCTACATTAACTATAGCATTATATCTTCCATCCTCTCTTACAAGATCAAAAATAGCACCCTGACCTGGGTCGCTAACATCTTCACCTTGTAGATCGTTAAATTGTCTTTCGCCAGCAGTAGCAGTTCCTGACCAAATAATTCCCGACGACGCAGTTCCTCTAAAAGAAAAATTATCAATAGCAGAGTTTGCTGTAACTAAATTTACTCGAATAGTAATGTTATGTTCACCGTCTTCGCCACCTAACTCGCTGCCAGGAATAACTATGATAGACCCTGCGGTGTATCTAATTTTATTTCCTGTTAAATCTAAATCTGACCATTCTACTGCTGTTTCGGCAAACACAGCACCAGACACCTGTTCCCAGTACGCTTGATTAGTTGGGAATATTGGTAAAGCATTTTCCCACTTAGAAGTATCTGTAGGAACGATCCCAGTGTTTAGTCCAGTTGCTGTGTAATATGCTGTAGAGTTAGCTGGATATTTGACTACATCTCCAGGTTGGTATGTTCGGCTAGGATTCCATACACCTAAATCTATTCTAGTATCTTTGATACAAGCATATAATCTACCAGAGTATCTTACAATACTTCTTGAGCTATATCCACTACCAGCACTAGTGCGAGTGACTGCGTACCTGTTTCCAGATTTAGTTACTCTAAAAGTAGCTTCCTCGTCAGGCAATATTGAATTAATACCTTTGATATTATTATAGGTTGCCGATCCAACTATTTCCCCAGTCGCTGTGACTGCTACTACAGTTATAATTAAATCATTAAAAGGAGTAAGCCCTAATAAATTACTACCGGTAATTTTTATTCTGTCACCTATAGCATATCTAGATCCGCCAGTTCTTACTAAAACACTATAGGTATTATTAGTTTTTTGGACATCAAACGTAGCATTAGATCCCGGCAAGCTGATATCTGATCCGCTGACGTTTGAAAATCTAGCGTCTTCTAAACCGCTTTCTCCTTGAGCAGATACTTCTAAAATTCCGCCAACACTGTCTATAGAGGCCACTGTTAAGGTTACGTCTCCGCTGGTTCCTTCTATTCCTTCTCTCTTTGATAAACTAATCGTAGACGAGAATTTTTCTCCGTGTGCCGGACGTGGGCTTATTATTGTGTGTCTTAATTGATATTGGCTGAAAATTTCATCATATTCAAAAATTTCTAAAGCACCTTGCTGTCTGTATCCTTGATTAACGTCATACAATCCTATACCTAAGGGGTTAGCAAGATGTTCCGTAGCTGGTTTCCAATCTTGACTGTCTATGTTAATCGTTGACCCGTCACCCACAACTGTGGTTTGTGCTTGGTACAATTTACCAGCAAATAACACAGTATCGCCCGGATTATATGTTGCTGTAGGACTAAAGACTTCTTTATAATTGCTAGGGATATAAGAAACAGTTGGCGATCCTACCATTAGCCATCGACCATCTTTACTCGATGCTAATACTTCTCCGTAAGATCCTAAAAATATTGATCTTAAATTTGAATTAGGATTTAATATCTGTAAAGGAATTAATCCTTCTTCGCTCTGGCCGTAGACAACCACTGCTGATTCTCTAATTACTTCTCCAGCAGGTACCACTTGACCAGGATTTGACGAAATAATTTGATTTCTTGCTTCTAAAAATAAAACATCTTTTCCTGAACCGGTAGGAAATGCTACACCATAATTAGCTACATCAACAGGTTTATAAATTCTTTTCTTTTCTAAGACTTCCCACTTGCCTTCGCCGTTGTCATCTAACCAAACTTTAGTTCCTTCTTTATAAGCTGCGAATCTGTCAGAAATTAAGTCGCTGTATTGACCCACTCGTAAAGTTTCAAAAATAGATATTGTGGCGAAAGAACTTTGATCGATAACTGGTTCTTCGTCAAATCCAGCTATTTCTATGATTACTGTATTAGGATCAACTGCTTTAACTCTCCAGAATCCTTCTAAGTATTTGATATTATTAATTCCTATAATATCATCTACTTTCAATCCGTGTGGTTTATTACACTCTAAAGCAACCGATGTAGTATCAACTACTGCCACTGCTCCTATAATAATATCTGTAATTGTATATCTTAATACAGACCAGCCTGGGTTATCAAAAGTTACCCACACCTTAGAACCATCTTTTAATTCAGTTATATCTAAAGCATATAGGTTGGTTCTAGTTTTTACTACAAAGTCTACATCGCCAGAATATACATAACCTGCCGATGATTCGGTTACAGGATAAGATTTTGTTGGAAAGGTATATTCTGGGCCACCAATAGTAAAATCATTAGATCCTATTAAAATATAATTTTGATAATTTGATTTTGATAACCCTCTGCTATCAATAATAATTGGTTGAGGATTTAATCTTATATCCTTTTGATTTAATAATAATTCTAATTCTTTAAATTGAGATGAGCCTCCAAATGTTCCCATTAAGAATGCCCACTCTTCATTCATTTCAATAGCATCTTGATCTAAAGAACTTAGTTTATCAAAAATTTTAGTAATAGAATTTGTTGTTCCCTTTTCTCTAATAAATCCTTGATAAATTCTAAATTGTGTAACTTCGTCCTGAGCTAACTCGTCTAGATATCCACGTTTTTGATATCCAATAGAATGTCTAGCTAATTCTTTTTCAGTATCATCTATTCCTTGATAACCCAATTCATAATAATCTTCAATTTGATTAATCTTATAATCAATGTTAGCAACTAAACTAGGTGTAGGGATTGAATCTAATCTTTCCCAATTGTTAAAATTAAAATCGCTAGATCCAGTTTGCGAAACTTTAGAAACATAATAATATTCTCTATACTGAACAATATCCCCTAATTTGTAATCAGTAAATGCCTGCCACGGATTAATGTCAGCAGAATCGTATATAAAGCCTGGGCTGGTGTAGTCTCCATCCCAATCAGTAGTCCTAAATCCTACTAATTTCATTCTATCTTGTCTGTATCCCGGACCTTTATCAAATATAACATCTCCAAACATAGTTCTATCATTAAAGATTGCTACATGTTCTTTTTGTACAAAATTAATCTTAGCAAAATATATTCCAGTAGCTTGTGTATCTAACGGAGTTAAAATAAATTCATTATATCCTCTGTAAACTTGGATATCAGAAGCAGGTATTTTAGTTCCGTCATTTTTAAAAATATTATATTCGTAAAAATTATCTAAAATATTATCTGCTACGCTACCGGCATTGACAATTTTTAATAATGTTGCAGCAGGACTTAAAGTTATTAACGCACCCACGGCCCAGTTATGAGAAGTCCAAAACATAAATTCTTGAACTGACAACATCCAATCGTTAGGAACTAATAATTCTTTATTGAAATCATCAAAGACAATTCCTTGATCTACTAACCATTCACTATAACCTAGTATTACATCGACTACTTGCTGTATTGTAGAAAAAAAGGCATTATATGGAATACGCTTTACTAAAAATTTATTAAAGGTAGTCCTTTTTATTGCCGTAACATCATTAACTATTGGTAATGCTGGCAATACTGTAAAATTTTCATTTTGAAAACTATTAGCGGAAAGATGATTAACTGTACAACGATAGTACAATCCTTGATACCGTACTAGGGAGCCTTTGCCATAAAATTTTTCAGCATCCCAGTCTACATATTTTTCGCTCACACCACCTACAGATATAGTCGGATCGTCAACCCTGGTGTACGGTTCATACGTACTAAAGTACGAATTTAATTTATCGTAGCCGAATAATTTAAAACCGCCGTCAACTTTTTCTATTACTATTCCAGAATAGCTAATAGATTTAGCTACAGAACCAGTATTAAAAATAATTTGAAAATCTTCTGGCGGTATAAAGACTGCTGGAGATTTAGATGTTGGACTCTTACTATCTAAAATATATCGTTGTCTTGCTTTTTCAACAAATCCGCCTATCTTATGAGATATTCTTACATCTAAATTGCTTATTGTATTTGACAATAGCGAAATATCTATAGCGTTAAATTTTAGATAATTTTGAATGTAAGTAAACAAACCCGATGGGTCACTGTCTACACTAGACGTTAAGGTTTGCTTATCGATAAATGTTCCAGTATCTTTGTCAATTAATTGATCTAATTTGTTTTTTACAATTTTGTTCCTATTAAAATTTGTAGATATAAATTCAAAAGGAGTTAGGAGACACGCGGCTGTAATTATAGAAAACGGGTACAGCGAACTTCTTCTCCAAGAATTTTCAACTGGACCGTAATCTCCAAATTGAAAATCTTCATTTATTTTATTCAATGAATAATCTATAATCGCAGAAGCGTCTTGCGGTGATAATAAATTTCCATGATCATCTACAGGAATGTAATCTAATAGACCCGGCTTAGCATATCTAGGGTTTGCTCCCGTAGTTGGGCCTTGTCTTATAATTCCCTGTTCTAAATCTTCCCATAATAATAGGTTACCTTTGGTATAAGGAGCAGGACCATATTCTTCTTCCCACCATAAGGGCTTTTCGCTGAACCCTAACATCTCCCAGGGGCATGTGTGAGGTCTATCAGTATCGTATAAAAATTTGTATATACCTCTCCAATATTGCGGAAGTTTAAGTTTTTTGTTTCTATCAGTGGCTCTAAAATATGTGTATGTAAAAGGATTTTCGGACTGATAAACTTCATTTTTATAAATGTCAATTCCTAAATTATTAGACCATTTTAAAAAATCTGTCTCTATAACATCGTCTATTGTAGATACATCATATATTGCTTGGCCGTGATATCCTTTAAAAAATCTATCAACATCAAAAATTTCTGTATCATATTTTATTTTAAGATTATTATAGATTCTCTTTTCTAATTCCAATATAATATCATCTCTTAAATCACCAAAAGCAATCGTAATACTGCCGTCGTGTCCTTGTATTACTTCTGTAGGTTCTACCAGAGTGTCATCAAGATAAATTCTAGGAGTAAATTTTTTGTACAACCCTAATTTAGTAGGCGTTTCTGGAATAAAATTATAAGTTGTTGTTAGATATTCTCTAATCTCGATTCTGTCATTTTCGTTTAGATTTACTAATAATTTTACAAATCCAAAGGTAGAATCAAATACATAATCAAACCCATGTAACATTTGGATATCGTTAACATACACGTAGACAGCACGAGATGAATTTGTATCTAAGTCAAATTTTTCATTTAAAGCAAAAGTTGTAATGCCTTCATCTTCAACAGTATAATTAATTACTTTATAAGCACCGCTACCGATCATGTCCGATGTAGCAAAAGGAAAATCAATAACATTAGATTTAGACATCTTATCTAAAATTTTATCTACAAATTCCACAATACTACGTTGATCAAAATCTAATTCGCTAGCTAGAGTAATAAAATTATTTTTAAACTTTTCGTATTCGTTGGCTGCGTGTCTAATAGACTTTATTAGATTAATATCTTTATCACATAATAATGGAAATGCCAATACTCCTAGACTAGCTCGTTTCATAAATCTAGAACCGTTCTGTCTATAATTCACTATATCTCTGATATTACTAGCTCCTGGAAATTCTCCTTGGAATCCGGTGTCTACTTCAATCATAGTTTTTAAATGATCATTGGCCTGGCCTAGAGTAAATTGTTCTAGGTTTTCATTTAGGGGATTTTTTTCTAAAGAATTAGGAATTTCATAATAACCTAAATTTGGCTCGTCGGTCGTAAAGATTTTTAAAGTTACAGTTTCCCCTGCTTTTAAAGTTTGGTCAAAAACAAAAGTTCTTGTATCTGCTACAAACGTGCTGGTAAAACTTGTGTTAATTTTTTTACCGTTGATGTAGAATAATATATGTTCTGTAGCATTGCCTGACCAAATACACGCCGACGATGTTATTGAATTTGTATCACTTTCTATAATAAAAGTGTCAAGGATAGGTTGTCTTAAATTAGGATTAGTTTTAATCCACCCGTTAAAAAATTCTTCAGTTTGATGATTTTTAAAAAAACCGGACGCTGATAATTTATTAATAGTTTGTCCAGACTGTTGATATAAAAATGAATCTTTTTCAAAATCAACTTCAAATAAAATATCTCCAGAATTATTAATATTCAAATAGGACAACGAAAACCCTAATTCTTTATCTACCGGTCCGTTTCCTATTTTATAGCTAATAAGTTCACTTCCAGCAAAGGTTGATGTTTCATATTTTTGATTGTCGGAAAACGAAACTCCCTCGTCATCAAACAAATCAAATAACGGAAATTGATTTATAGAAGTTTTTGTTTGACTACGTACCCACTGTTCGCCATCATAATGATACATCCTACCTTTGTTTAGCACACTACCCTTGGATATGATTATGGCTTCACCTATAATAGGATCAGTATCATTGGTTTCAACTAAACTAATTTGGGTTCTATTAATAGTGTTTGTACTAGTTTGAACAGTTATAATCTTTACTTCAAAAATTTTATTCTTAACAAATGGATCAGTGTCATTTAAAAATAAAATTCTATCGCCATCCTCAACCGATTGCCCGTCAATATTATAACCGGCAGATCCTTCTATAGTTGAAAATACATCTTTAGTAAAATCGTCTATCAAATCAACTGTTTTCTTAGGCGTTGACCCATGATTAAACAATTGAATATTTGGAAGGAATTCTATTATAGGACGCTTGGCTCTGTCAGTTTCTGTTAACGACGGCGGTACTCCGTTTATATTAGCAGCATATTCTATAACATCTCTATGGAACCATCTATTATAACGTGCCCACGGATTTTTATCTTTACTACTTTTATTAATGGTAATATAGTCTTTTTGTGTAGGATATGACGAAGCATCGTCAAAAGGCAAAGTATCGAAGCCGCCATCATCAAAAGTAATTTCTATCTCATTAGAAATAATAGGCGGAATTTCTAGTTCGGCAAAATTTACTAATTTAATAGATTCGCCAACTCCTTCTACTAGCCATAAACTATCATTGTAGATAGCAGGCTGTACTTTACCTACAAATTGTACTTTTAATCCATTGGTAAATTTTATATTATTAGAACTTGTGTAATTTACCTTACCAAGAATTTCTTTTTCAACGTCTATAAAAGAATTTTCTAAAACAGACGCAATTACAAAACTGCCAACACGATTAATATTATTTTCGCTTTGATAATATAATAATTCTGGAGCATCTAACGGAACTTCAAATGTTATAGTACCAACTTCAATTCCGTTATTAGTTACACCTTTATTATAATTTTCTTGATTACCTTTGAGATTTCCGGATCTGATAACAAACGGATCACCGGGACTATTAACATCAAAAATATATGTTTGACCTCTGTAAAGAGTAAGTTGAGGATTTCTTTTTAATCCGTCTGGGTAGAACAACCATTCGTTCTGGCCGTCTGAACGTACACGATAGCTAGATATAACATTTTCTGCTTGGCCGGCTACTGAGACTGTTTCTGGTCCAACTGGCAACCAATAATATTCTCTATAGTTTATAAACTTGTCCCAATCGATAGGAGGGTTCCAACTATATTGTTCTTGATAAGTTGCTAAATCGTCTCTTTCAGATAAGTTATTAAAAAATTTTAATTGATTTTTTAAATCAACATAGTCGTATACTTTCTTTACTTTCTGACCGCTTTCTATTACTACCGCAGGTTCTAGTTGATAAGATGATCTTAAAGATTTTTCTACATCAACATAAATGTCTTGAGAATTAAATGTTTTTCCATAACGACGACCAACAAATCCCGACAATCTTTCTAAAGTACCGGGTTGGACTAACGCATCTAGCGTAGTTGAAAGAAACTTATCATTAGTACTTGTTTTAAAAATATCAGGAAGTAGATCAACGGTTCTTCTTACTGGTAGTTCGCTTTTTTTGAAAATTTTATTTGACATTATTTTGCTGTCCTAGTTACAACCTGACTATTCAAAAGATTTAATTCTGTAGCTGTAATATTGTATAATATTTCAATACTATCCACTGTAGCAGCACTTACTAGAATTTCATCTGGCTGAGCTCTTATTTCTGATAAACTTCCGTACGCTTGATTTTCTTGTTTTGGTACTAACGCAATATTACTAATATTAGGAGAATTATTAGAAACAATATAAGTGATCAATTCGCTAGCAAAAAATCTATCGCCAAAATCCCAATTGCCTACATCAAAAAATTCATTGATACTATTAATTATTCTCACTTTGAGATCGTTATCATTTATAACTCGGTTAGGATTTTTTACAACTTTAAAAATTGCCTGAAACTCTGGACTTGCCTTGTCCCCAAATAAAGGAAAATATTTTACAGGATGATAAACTATTTCATCGCTGATAGATTTAATTGGGCCGAGCGTAGATCCAAATTGTATGCTTAAACTTTCAGAAGAGGGCTCTGCAGGTTTAGTTGGTAAACCGCCAGTGAGCCATAATCGATAGTTGTCATCATACGACCTAGTTAAAAGATATATGTCAATAATATTACTGACACTAGGGTCAATTCTTCTATTTTCACTGGCATTATGAATGTATTGAAATTTTAAATTATCTCTACCGATATATCCTACATAACTAGGTTCTAGGACAAAAGAACGAGTTATAAGGTCAACTTTTTTAATTAAATTTTCAGCCCTATCATAAAAATAAATTAATTGGTTATGATCGTAATCATTAACGTTAGCATTAACTTCTTTGTCTACAATAATAAACTTGTTATTAACATTTGGAATATAATTAAAGACATCAAATCCATTCTCATCTTGCACTTGTTGGAAAAACACATATTTGTTATTGATATTAGATCCTACTATTTCATCAAATGAATCAGGATTGTCTATAACTCCGTCGTTGTCGCTATCATAGAACGATATCTTAACAGAATCGGAGCTCTTATAACCGTCTTGAAACCTCACAGAATCAGCTATCTCAAAAGATATATCATCTTTTAGTGTTTGCTGCCTGTCCACTATTGCTAATACGTCTGCTACGGAAAATAACGGATTTACCTGTCTTAAATTTACTATTTCGTTGGCTATTTCTGTATTGCTTAATATAGAACTTAAAGGCGAAGTATTAATGGCCAATACTTTAACTTGATCTTTAATTACGGTTCTAGCACGACTGTCGTATACTTTTTCGCCTCTATCAAAATAAAATCTGTTTTGTAAAATGCTAGAAAAAATATATTCTGTACCTCTTACTCTAACTCTATATTCATCACCGTCATAAACAAATGCCACAATCCACGAGGTGTCAACAGCTTCGTTGCTGGTATTACCAGCTTGTCCTAAATTAAAATCATTTTCTAAATCGATGTTTGTAGAGCTTATTACTTTCCACATACCATCTAATACATCGTATCTTAAACCAAACGTCTCAGAACTAAATGTTAGATTTAAAATTTCATTTTCAATATCTGTTGGCAATGTTGTTACAAATTTAGCTACTACTTGACTAGGCAGAGATCCTGTGGGAATATTTTCACTATAGGTTATAGGCCCTTTACCCGAACTTAGATTTCCCTTTCCAGCATTGGTTCCGTCGCCTATTAATTTAACAACTTTAGTCCATATAAATTTTTTATGATTGGCATTTGAAGGATCATAGTTAACTATTTCTCCGTTATAGAATGCTTTGTCTGCCGAAGGTGGAATAAATTTAATGAGACTTCCTAGCTCTATATATTTTAAATTACTGCTTGTATAAGATCCAATTTTGATAGGAAACGAATCAAATACGTTTCCAAAATATCCAGTTGATGCGTTTTCTTCTGTAGTAGATTTAATCCATTTGACATTCACGTCAGCTGTAAAAATTTTATCAAAATTTGTAAGATAAAAATTATACGTTTGAAAAGAGCTCAGTGCTGGTTGAACTATATTTCTTATAAAATTTAAAACTGTAGCAGAATTAGTATATTTGAAAGAATAATATCGTTCTTCGTCTTTTCTATAAATTAATCCGTCATCGGCAAAAATGTTTATTTTAGAATATTTTCCAGAAGCGTCGATGATATCAAAATTTCTACTAATGCCACTGCTAGTTCTATTAATGGCTTTGACTTTTATTACTTCCTGCGAGCTTGACAATGGAGCGATATTATAATCTTCTCCGGTAATCATCCTGTTTTGAGTGTAGTACAAAGCCGGAGCTTTAGATCTAATAGAATCTATAGTCTCCGATGATGAAGCGTTGTCAACAGTATATTCTAAACTTAAAGTTATTGATAGACTGTGTTGAGTTCCACGTTTATTAATGTAAGGAACTGATATAGTAATTGCCTTCATTTCTGAAGGATTTACAACATAACTTTGACCGTTGCTTACTCTATAATAAAATCTAAAAGTTCCTTGAGGTAATTTTCCATACACCCCGTCTGAGAATTGTAAATCTACAGCATCGTTAGCTTGTGTGATTACTGAATAAACATTTCTTTGATTATTACTTAAACTATTAAAAACAATGTTGTTTCCAGCAACTGATGAAACTTCTGTCCAAGCGTTTGTGATATTACTTGAACCATCAATAGAATATAACCACACATCATCATTATTAATATTTTGAGTAGTAATAGAAACTATTTCATTTGGCGTTGGGCGAGATATACTGAAATCCGCACTTTCTAATGTTCCTTGTTTAAACATCATGAAGAATCCAGTATTATTACTTGCTGTACCTTTGCCGTCTTGTCTATAAACAAATCCTACTTGTCGACTTGGAACTGGTGCTTCTTCAAATATAAAATCTCTAAACTCAGCTAGTCCTGTACTAACTAGTTCAAACCCTATAGATCTGCCAGCTACAGATTTGCTGAAGGAAAAAATTGGCAGTCCAGAACTAAAAGAATTGAGTCTATACTGCTCTGTTCTAATTCCATCTATAATTTTATTTGATTGTTCTTTTCCAAACTCAACGTTTGGTATCATAGCAGCATTTAAAATTGATATAAATTGCTCATACCAATTAGAGTTTGCTGGATCGTTCCATACAATAATTTGATTAGATAGATTTGTTCCGTTGCTATCAACTAGCCCTTCTGTTGTTGAAACAGATTCAAATTTTAACAACCCCGACGCAGATTTGTTCCTCTTGGCGTTGTAAGACAGCATTCTAGCTAGACGTAATACACTTTCTTTTCTATCAGCTAATTCAATAAAATTTTCTCTGCTGTTTAAGTCAATCCTAAATGCTAGGCTCTGCCCTAGAAAAGCTATCAGATCTATTAATGCTACGTATTCGGAACTTTCTATAAAATCGTTGAAATCTTCTGGATAATTTTCTTTGATATAGTTAATCATTACCCTGCGAAGGTTTTCAAAGTCGTAACTTTGAAAATCCGCATTACGGAAAGTTTGATAAATTCTAGTCCAGTCTTCAGCTAAAATTAGGTTATTTTGTCTAGTAGTTGTAGTCATCTAATGTGTCCTGTGTAATATTTATTTTTTTTAAAATATACGCATATTATCTTAGAATCTTGGAATATCGGTTCGATTAAAGGCAATAAACATTTCTTCTGTAATATCAAATTCTATATACTTAAGATCAGCTTCAATTCTTATTCCTTGCTCATTAGGGACAACTGCTATACTTTTAACTTCAATTCTAGGATCTGCTTTAAGTATTCTTATAACATCATCCTCTATTACCTTGATATTATTATCATTCATCGGTTCATATATCATAGACCAAATTATAGTTCCAAATTCTGGGTTTTCCATCTTTTCGCCTTTTTTAATATTAAAGGCGTTCATGATATCTTGTTTGACAAGATCTATATCATATAATTTAAATTTTTGTCGAATAGCCCTGCTGCCAAATCCCTTGTAAGCAATGCCTCCGCTGATCCTATCATTTCCAGTTGACGCTTTGATCGAATCAACTTTTTTTACATTATAAATTTTATTAGACATTTTTATTCCTTATTTTATGTAGCGGGCGGAAGAGCTTGACGAGTTTCTCTATCAGTCTTTTCTAACGCACTCTCTTGAGGATTTACATTTTCATGTTTGTACCACGGCTCGTGCATAGGCATACGTTTCATTATGCTTTGTACCAGATTAAATGATTGATATCTTGTTTGAGCATATTTTTGCGAAGCATCAACTACTTCGTTAGGATGAAGTTTGATCCGTTCCTCTTTTACAATACGCTCCGCTAATATCGGAGATTGAGCAGGGGTTGCTGGATCACATTTAATTTCTATGCGTTCGGCGTATTGTACATGCTTACTACCGCTTAAAAAATGACTGTCTGTTCCTGCTGTTGAAAATATACTTGTACCAGCTGTTAGATGACTGTTACCAGCAACTTTAATTTTTTGATCAGACCCAACAGTTAATTCTAGGCTTTCTCCTACTGTTTGTAATAATGATCCCTCAAACACATTTTGTATTTCTCCGCCAACATAGTTGTTAACGGTACCGCCAATATACGATGAAAAATCTTTTTCAATATCTTGGGTGTAATTTTTTTCAGCACGGACATTAATATTACGTCCAGCTTCTAAATTAATATCTCTATCTGCTCTAAAATTAAAATCTCCTTGAGTATGTATACTCACAGAATCTGCCGCAAAGATATCAATTTTTCCGTTACTGGTTAATTCAATCCACGATGTTCCTCTTGAATTTCCTATGTAAATTAAATCTTCAGAGTTATGTAATAGTATCTGGTGACCTGTTCTAGTTCTTACTCTAAAATATTCGCTGATGGGAATTCTAACATCGCCTTTTTCTCCCTTAAGAACATTGGCATATTCTGGAGGACCTTCTGCTGCTGGCGTTTTTCTTACAAATCTGTCATCGCCGTCATCCATGACAAATTGTGTGCCGCCTACTCTGCTTACTGGTATTGGTTTAGTTTTATCATCTGAAGTTCCAGTGGGCATTCTTTTAGCACCTGGACGTTTGTCTAAGGGCCCTGGTGTTGATATACCAAACACAGATGGTGTTTGATTTCTTCGCATAGTAGATGAAGTTCTACCGCGTATATCATCCTCGATTAGTCCCTGTTCCAACATAAATCCTGCTATAGGATGGACTGGTTTTTTAGTTTCGTCGGGGCCTTCTTTTCTTTGTATTGCCCTATTATATTCTGCTACAGGAAGCGGAATATTTCCAAAATCTTCTTTTTGAGTGGGTGATAAGTCGACTGCTGATGAAGCAGCTATAGCAGGGACCATATTGTTCATATAGGTATCAGGAACACATCCTACCCAAAATCCCTTGCCGGTTTCTGATTCAAATACACATAATACAGTTACTCCAATATCTGGCGGAATAAAACTCATCCCATAGGATTTTTGTGTGTCATTAAATGCGTTTTCGTTGCCAGTATTAGAACCATTGAACACATAGTTTGTAGAGCCAAAAAATGGAGGACAATAATATACGTCCACTGTTTGACCTTCTAGGCCTATTGGATCAGAATCTGTAGTAATTAGAGTTACTGTTAATCTCCCCATAAAATTTGGATCTTTATGGGCAACTACTTTGGCTAAACGGATTCCTAGCGACCTCTGTTCTTGATATCGCTCTTCATTTAATCTATGCGTCTGTGCCATTATTATTTCCTAATTTAATTGCCATTATTGAGCTGTCTTTCTAAATCTTCACTATACTCTAGTTTTTGTCCCTGAGGTCCAGTTTTAACATTACCTTCCTTTTGAAAAGGCGGAGGTTGATTATCGGTAGCTCGCCATTCACGAGTAACTTCAACTGTAGAAGTAGTTACTGGAAATGTTTGTACTTCCACTGTAGCTGATTCTTTAACAACTGGTGAATTCGACTGGACATCAAACTTATCACTGGAGACAGCCGCAGGTGCGGCAGCCGCAGGTGCGGCAGATACCTCCGGAGTGCTTGCAATAGCAGGTTCAACTGCTGCTGCTGCCGGAGTTCCGTTTAGCTGAGCTCTATTAGGATCAGGAGTAGGTGATAGTCCTGGACTTTGTAAGAATGGGTCTGATTTCTGGTTGATTAATTCTTCAGGCTGTTGTCCTCGATCTCTAAATAAATTTAATTCTTGTGTAAAAACTCCGTCAATAAATTTACTTTTAACTGTTCTGATTCTAAACAAGCCGCTGTAAGGACTGTCCGTAAAACCAGCTGCTGGAAATAGGAACAGCGACCTTCCTTTAGGAGGAGCATCAACAGGACTCTTAAATCTTAGATAAAGTCGAATTTCAACTTCTTCGCTGGCCATCGTTCCGTCACTGTTGACCTGAGCTCCTGGTGCTACTGGTGCTACATTGTCTATAAAAACTCCAGATTTAGTTAGATAGTACGGGTCACCTAGTATGGTAAGATCTAACATTATCATTTCTGTATCTAACAACATAGCCTGTTCAAATGCTCTAGCTACTCTTATTTCTGCCGTATCTTTGGTGCCGCCGCCTTGTGGAGCAGCATAAGATGATCTTTTGTCTCTTAACATTTTTCCCGCATGAGTTTCTAAAGTTAATCCTTTAATATTAGTACCAGGTGTGTTTCCACCTACATCCTCGGGTTTAATAGTTTTTCCGTCGCTGTCTATAGCTCCTCGTTGACTATTATATCCTTGAGCTGACATAGCAGTATAAAAGGTATTGTCAAATTTTAGTTCCCAGCGAATAATATCATCGTTTTGTCCAGTGTACAGATAATCATATTTCTTTTTAATTTGAGCAGGAATGTCGTCAGGGGCAAATCCTTTGGTTTCGTCTGAAGGCAGTTTCCAATTTGAATGATGAGCTCTGTAAGGCCTAATATAATATTCTATGTCGTATGCTGGTCTGTTTTGCACAGTATCTAACTGAAATTTTTGGCCTTTATATTTTAATTTTGCCGAAGGCCTATACCAAACAACATAACCGTCCTTTGGAATATTTTTTAAAGCGTTAACACAGTACTCAGAAGTTTTCATTATTTCTTTAATGATGTCTTCAATTTTTCGAGGACGACCTTCTAACGCAGGAAAAGGAAAACTTCGTTTTCCTCCTTGTTTTTGATCCCTGTCCGCAGATTCGTTTTTAACAGTAGTACTGTTTGATCCACGCTCAGCAGGTTGTCCGTCTGCGTTGACAAATTTAGATTTTAAAATTTTATCTGGTTCGGCTCCGGATACTATAATTTTATATGTGTCTTCATTAACTATCAACTTACTGTCTTTTAATTTTAATTGTGCTTCGTTTAGTTTCTTAGTTAGATCTGCTAGAGCTTCTCCAACGGTGCCGCCTTCGACTGTTATACTACCTTCTACACTTCCATATACGTTATTAAATGCTTCAAGATTAAAATCTAAACATCTCACAGTATATTTGCTGCCACCTTCGTTAGACGTAAACTGTATTTGTTGTAATTTTATTGGATAATCTCTTGTTGTGCCTGGAATTATCTGTTGTTTAAAAGTGTTAGGTGTATATCCAAGAAATTCTATTCTTAATAACCAAGCACATTCTATATAATTTGTATATCCAGACTTAATAGCAGCAGTCTGTAAACTCTGCATGAATAGGCCTAGACTGTAAGGTTCATGAACATCAAAATTTATAGTAAGATTACCAGACAGGCCAGATATTTTTGTTGGCGTAGCAAACGTGTAAATTTCAACGTTGTTGATAAAATATTCAGGAGAACCATAAAAAGTAGCAACCCGCTCGGCATCGTACCGCCCGGCAGAAGATAGCACTACATTTTGTAAAGCAGTACCAAACGTTCCGTTAGATTGCAAAGAATCTAAATTTGTTGGTGTCAATGGTGCTAAGGTAAAAACAGGAATAACATTGGTATAATATTTTAAAATATTATCTTCTACATTGCCAAATTGTTTAGCAGGACTACCGCTGTCTAGTTCTTTTCGTAAGTCAACTATTGCCCGGTCTGGCAACGTACCCCCCACTACGGCATTTATTTGATTAGCCATCTTATATTCCTAAATAATTCATTAAATTATTTTTTTGAGGTATTTTTATTTCTAATCCCGGTTCAAAATCATATATAGGATCTTTAATAATAGACATATTTCTTTGTACAAATACCCACCACAGCTTAGGTGTTCCATAAAGATCATAGGCTAATAGATCGGGTCTATGTTTATATTTTGTATCTATGATATAGGTAAAATCAGTATCGCTAGATGGCACTGGTCTAATCTTTAAGATATCTAAGTAAAGAGAATTTTGTCTAGTCTTAAACCAAGGTGATGTATTTTTATATGTGGCCATTATTAAAATCCTGTTAGTCTACCTGCTGAGTACTCAGCAAGATTAAATTCTCTTCGTACTTGTTCTCTATTGTACATAGGACTAACAACAACCGTTATAGTACTGTGCATTGGAACACTGTTGTTTCCGCTTGCTCCAGACTGTACCAATGACGGAACTGTTAGATACTGTACGTTATCTTTAAGGTCTACCTGAAAAGATTTAACTACCACTGGCAGAGAAGGCAACATTTCTGGCCCGTAGCCAGTTAACGTACACACAACCGGCGGAAATCCGGCAGGGACTGATTTACCATAAAACATTTTGGTAGCTGAACGCAGGAAATGATTTGCTGCCATCCAGTATTGACCTTCAGAAGCATTCTGTACAGTAAATTCGCCTTGTATAGTTATATCTTCAATCTGACTATTTTTGTATGCTTGGAAAGGAAAATTTGAATGAACAATTCCTTCAGTGCTTGAATAATTAGCTTTGTATGTTAAAGAAATATTTGGAGTATAGGGAAATATTAAACCTCCGGTTTCTATTAACCGTTTAAAATATGGATTTTCTGAAAAGCCATTAAATACAGTAAAATCAGTGTTCAACCGTATACGAGAATCGCCGGTAACACTGCGTCTAGTTGGTTCTTTGTCGTTGAGATCAACCCCAGCCGTCCACATGTTTAAAGTTGGTACCGAGGTAGTTGTTAATCGTTTATACGATAAGGCACCAAGATCAAACTTTAGATCTTTGACATTTTCATAAGCAGACTTTCCAAGCGATATTAAAGCAGCTATTGATCCTAGAGTTCCCAACGCTTTGTCTAAGCCACTGAAATCAGGAATATTCAGTCCCTTAGGCCTATTGTTATAACTATTACTACCACCCGGGGCGGCATACGCACTCACCGCCTGATCGGCAGCATTCTGAGGAGTATCGCTGGAACCACTTCTATTTGGTCCTGACGATCTTTCCGGGGCTGACTTCACAACAACTGCTACTCCGCCAATAGTAGTTTCCGTGTTTAATGGTAATGGCATAAATTGGTATCCTTTAGACTATTTATTTTCTTAAAAATGTGCTATTATTATATTTCCAGAGGAATCAATAGATGACAATAATACAACCACCAAAAGTAAAGTACTTAACAAACAAGGATTTACTAGCAGAAATACACAGAAGTAAAAATACATTTTGTTTTTATACCAGCCCAGAATATTCAGATTATGATCTAATAGTACCCAATCTTGACAAACTAAATGTGAGAACTATTGCAGAGGCCAAACGAAACAGAGCTGCTAAAGAAAGCAAGAAAGCACACGAAATAGCACAGCAGACCAATAAAAAAGCATCTGCTAAAGATTCAGAAATAGATTATAAAAAAATTAACAAACACGACCTTGTGTTTAGAATCATGACCTTTGATCATATACCTCTAGCACCAGGGCGTAAGAAGACAGTTAAGTCTAGAGCAGACAGTCATGAAAAGGTCAACTTTCCGCCATTTCAGCACTGGAAATATGATGAGAATAACAATCTTATATGTGTAGGAAAAAGTCATTGGAAGGGCGGCATTGACTCTGGAGAGTTCTGTAAGGATCACGGTCAGATGACCAATGACCTAGCTCGCATGTTTATCAAACTCTGTGAACGCTATGCTACCCGCGGTAACGTTAGAGGTTATACCTATAACGACGAAATGAAAGGGCAAGCCATTCTTCAACTAACTCAGATAGGACTACAATTTGATGAAAGTAAATCTAATAATCCTTTTGCTTATTATACCGCTGCTGTTACTAACTCATTCGTTAGAATTATCAACATTGAAAAACGCAATCAAAACATTCGAGACGACATTCTCGAAATGAATGGTATGAATCCTTCATGGACTAGACAGAACAGCGGCGGTGGCGGCGGAGTTGCTGCTCCTGGGCCAGTTACAACCGAAGGCGGTGATTGGGATTGATCTTTTATAACAAAAATAGTATAATAACTTTATGAGTCTATTCAAAAAAGCAGCGTGTTTTACAGATATACATTTTGGATTAAAATCAGGCAGTCGAACGCATAATGCCGATTGTGAAGAGTTTGTCAAATGGTTTTGCGACACTGCCAAAGATGAAGGGTGTGAAACTGCTATATTTTTAGGTGACTGGCATCACAATCGTGCGACCACTGATGTCAGTACCATGAACTATACCGTTTCAAATCTAGAACGTCTAAGCCAAAACTTTGAAAAAGTATATTTTATTTTAGGAAACCATGATTTATTTTATAAAGATAAACGTGAAATTAACTCTATAGAGTTTATGAGATTGTTTCCTAATGTAGTACCTATTAGAGATCCGTTCACTGAGGGCGATGTTACTATTCTACCGTGGCTAGTAGGTGATGAATGGCAAAAGGTTCCTAAGATCAAGAGTCGTTATATTTTTGGACATCTTGAGCTTCCAAATTTCTACATGAATGCTATGGTACAGATGCCCGATCATGGACAATTACAGAGCACACATTTTGTAAATCAAGAATATGTATTCTCTGGACACTTCCATAAGCGTCAGACTAGCAGGAATATCACTTACATTGGTAATGCTTTTCCGCACAACTATGCCGATGCCGGAGACGACGACCGCGGCATGATGATGTTAGAGTGGGGCGGAAAACCAGAATATCGTATTTGGCCCGGACAGCCTACGTTTAGAACCTACAAGTTAAGCCAAATTATAGATAGTCCAGATTCTTTGCTTAAAGAAAAAATGCACTGTAGAGTTACTATAGATCTACCTATTACATTTGAAGAGGCTAACTTTATCAAAGAACAGTTTATACCTCAGTATAATCTTAGAGAACTTATGCTTATACCTGAAAAAGTAGAGGTAGAAAGCAATGCAGTGGCCATAGACGTTAATTTTGAATCAGTTGATACGATTGTGATGAATCAGATTGATGCTATTGAAAGCGATTCCTATGACAAAAAATTATTGTTGGACATTTACAGAGACTTATGATTAAAATAAAAAATCTTACTGTTAAAAATTTTATGAGTGTGGGGAATCAAACCCAAGCTATTGATTTTGACCGCGGACAATTAACTTTAGTGTTAGGTGAAAATTTAGACCTAGGCGGAGATGACAGCGGTGCTCGTAACGGCACTGGTAAAACTACAATCATTAATGGACTAAGTTATGCTATCTACGGCAATGCTTTAACTAACATTAAGAAAGACAATCTCGTTAACAAGATCAACGGCAAAGGAATGTTAGCTACTGTAACGTTTGAAAAAGACGGTATTGAATATCATATTGAACGTGGACGTAAGCCCAACTTATTAAAGTTTAGTGTTAACGGTCAAGAACAAGAGTTAGATGACCTAGACGAGAGTCAGGGCGATTCTAGAGAAACACAAAAAGCCATTGAAGAAATGTTTGGAATGACACACGAAATGTTCAAACATCTTGTGGCTTTGAATACCTACACTGAGCCGTTCTTGTCAATGAAGGCTGCTGATCAACGAAGTATTATTGAGCAACTGCTGGGAATTACTTTACTCAGCGAGAAAGCCGAAAATCTCAAAGAACAAGTCAAACAGACCAAAGATGCTATTGCCACAGAAAACACAAGGATAGAGACTATTAAGATCTCTAACGAAAAAATACAACAGAGTATTGAAAGTTTAGAACGTAAACAAAAACTGTGGGAAGATCAAAAAGAAAAAGCCTTAGAGAACCTTAGAAAAAGTATTGACATACTAGGTACTATCGATATTGATCAGGAAATTATTAATCAACGTGCTCTAATAGAGTGGAACAAAAACAAAAAAGAACACGATAATCTAACTGCGATGATCGCAAAACAGGTTACTACTTTTGAAAAAGAACAAAAAACCTTAGACAAGCTAGAAAAAGAATTAAATCTTTTAGCTGATCATAAATGTCATAGCTGTGGCCAAGACTTACATGACGAAAAACATGAAAGTATGGTCTCTACTAAAACCAAACAGTTAGAAGACAGTACTAATTCTGTTAACGAACACCAAAAAGAATTAGATACTCTCAAAGAAGCACTAGGATTATTGGGCGAACTTAATGCGTGTCCGCAGGTAAGTTATGATAATCTTGAAGAAGCATTAAATCACAAAAATACGCTTTCAGGTTTAGAAAAAGATATCACTATAAAAGAAGCAGAAACCAATCCCTATGCCGAACAAATCGATGATTTAAAAAATACCGCAGTACAAGAAATAGACTGGGAAGCAGTTAATGAGTTAACAAAACTTAAGGATCATCAAGAGTTTTTATACAAACTGTTGACTAACAAAGACAGTTTTGTACGCAAACGTATTATTGATCAAAATCTAGCGTTCTTAAATCAGCGTTTGACTTATTATCTAGACAAAATTGGGTTACCGCATATAGTAGAATTCCAAAACGATCTATCAGTAATCATTACACAACTAGGACAAGACCTAGACTTTGATAATCTCAGCCGTGGAGAACGTAATAGACTTATATTAAGTCTAAGTTGGGCGTTCCGCGATGTATGGGAAAACCTATATCAGCCCATCAACTTGTTGTTTATTGACGAACTAGTTGATAGCGGCATGGATTCCAGCGGTGTTGAAAGTTCTATTGCAGTATTGAAACGCATGACCCGTGAACGTAACAAGAATGTATTCTTAATATCGCACAGGGATGATCTAACCAGCAGGGTAAATCATGTGCTGAAAGTAATAAAAGAAAACGGTTTTACCAGTTATTCAAATGATGTGGAGATCGTAGCTTGAGCACAGATGCTCACGATCGTATGATTAAAGCATTCCAAGAGTACTTCAAGTGGCAAGACCGCTTTGAGTACAAAGGATCTGACGAGGCAGGCATAAAGGCACGGTATTGGCTATCAGAAATACGCAACGAAGCAAGTATAAGACGAGTAGAAATTCAAGAAAAAAGGCAAACACGTAAGCGAGCCAGAAAAGGCATGTTAGGCAGACCCCCAAAAATAACTAAGTGAGTGCTGTGGACATATCAAAATCAACCTGTAGATGAAATTCCAGAAGGCTACATTGGCTTTGTTTATCTAATCACGAATCTTAAGACCGGACAAAAATACATAGGCAAGAAACTAACACAGTTTAAACGCACAAAACCACCACTCAAAGGCAAAAAACTTAAAAGAAGATCTGTAGTAGAAAGCGATTGGCGTGACTACTGGAGTTCTTCTGATAGGCTACAAGCAGATGTCCAAGCACTAGGTCCGGAAAACTTCACCAGAGAAATCATTTATCTTTGTAAATCTAAGGCAGAAATGTCATATCTAGAGGCAAGAGAGCAGTTTGAACGCAGGGTTTTAGAAACAGATGACTATTATAATGGCATTATAAACGTCAGAGTTGGCGGATCAAACATACTTAGACAGCGTCTAGAAGAACATAAAAAGGCAAAATAATCGCCAAAAAAACCCGCACCGGTGACTAATATGGTGCCCAAAATCCGTGGTGATGTCGCACGGTAAGGATCCTAAATTGGCGAAGGATAACTACAGTACTATCCTTAACAGGACGATGATCGGATACGCCTATAACCGGTTTACTGTACGAAAAGACAAGTTTAAAAGGCTAATGAGGGAGAAAAACCCACGACTATAATATGCGATAGCAGGCAAATTATAGTTCGCCGTCAGGAATAAGACGGAGCTCGAGGTACCGGCTGACCGCCTCTGTAATGCTCTACTGCTGTGTGACAATGTTCGACTCGGATAATGTTCATCTTTTAGCCCGCAAGGGCTAAGTGTGACTGAACGATCTGGATAATAGTTAAAACTGCTTCGCAGTTAACTCTAAAAAAAATGTGTCTGAGCGTTAGCGATAGACACGAGTGAGCTTGGCTCACTCCTAAACATATAAATAACTCTATAAGTTCTTAGGACACTTTTAAATGAAAATCACTGATATATTATCTCAAAAACAACAACAACAGGTATCTGAAGCACCTGTAGGTATGTTAAAAAGGGCTGGTCTAGGTATTGCTTCTAAGTTTGGAAGTAGTTCTGCTAAGGGTGCTCTTGACATGGCCAAGTATGCTAATGGCCTCAGAAAACAATTTGACTTTTATCTAGGTCAAACAGATCAAAAACCTAATTCGGATGCGTTAATTGCCTTTTTAAAATCCAACGGTTTTCCTACAGCAGGAGCCGAAGCTGCGTTAAAACAAGCAGCTATGGCATCGGGTAGTGCAGCAACTGGTGATATTGCCAAAGAACTTGGGGCAGATAGAGTTGAACCTACTGGTACGATAGAAGTTCCAGCAGATCCAAGCAGTGATGCTGCTCCTGAGACACCCGCTGAGCCAGGTGCTCCAGAAACTCCCGCTGATACAGCAGCTCCAGGTGCTCCAGAAACTCCCGCTGATACAGCAGCTCCAGGTGCTCCTGAAGCACCTGCCGATGAAGTTCCTCCTAAAGGAAAAAAGAACAAATCAGCTGAGAGCATTGGTGAATTATCACGCATTGCTCAATTAGCAGGATTACGATACAACCCAGTTAGTGAAACAATCATTGACGAAGTAGAACTTAAGAATTCAACAGTAGACAGTATTATCAAAGCAGCAGTTACTGATATCCTTAAAGCCAAAATGGGTCAACAACTTGATGCGGTCATTGGTGGGCAAGGTGCTTCAGCTCAAGACATTAGCCGATCAGGCGGTGACGCTGGAGATGACGCTGGCGGCAGCGGTGTAGGATCATCGTTTATTCGTGGAGTTAAACAAGGTATGTCAGGCGGTGAAGAACCAACTAAAACCAAAGGTAGCCTTAACTACGGTAAACTATCAGAATTGCTTCCTGGTATCGATGCTAATCAATTAAGAAAATCAGTTACTAGCTATATGGCTGGTAATCCATTAACTAGAGAGCAAATGAATGTAATGTCTAATGCTTTTGGAGAATTGGTTAAGATGGATCCTGCTCAGACTGCTAAAGCACTTCAGTTATTAAAAGCTGTACGTGCTGGTTAAAAAAACGGTAGTCCAGAACTCTTAGTAATATCCATGTTGTCCTTGACTATCTCAAGGACTAACTCTCTTTCGTCCCAGCTGAGGTTCATGGCTTCGGCAAATGACAATCCGCCACGCATATACCAAACTGAACGCATAGCTTCCAGTTTGATCTGCTTTGCCTGTTCATCAAGGGCTTTCGACTCGGCTAATACCTCGGGGATACTTAACGTCGAAAGCCGTTGCCGAAAAAATCCGATTGGTCCATAGTAAGCTCAACGTCCCATTCGTGTTCGCATTTTTGGCATTTACTATGAAAGCTGCTAAGGTTTCCAGTTTCTCTAGTTTTGCTCACTGCGGTGTTAATCTGTTCAAACACAGACTTATCAGTCTTTTGTAAAAATTCTTTTATAAAAGCAGGATCTTCAGTCATACCAGCAGAACTTTCAATCTTTGTAATACACTTTACAGCAGTATCTATAGTTAAATCGGTTAACTTAATAAAACTTTCTTGGAAAATTTTTAATTTTTCCTGCTCTTCAATTGTATCATCGTTGATTACTTGAAAAATTCGCTGATGCTCAAACGCTTTCAACGCAGTTTTAGTAATTTCTTCGTAAGTCATCGGACGCAGATACACAATCATGTCTGAACCAATTTCAACTTTGGTATCAAAATTAATTTTGTTTAATCTATCCAACACATCACGTAGATCAACCATAGAGTCATTAAGATTTTCACATTGCGGGCATCTAACAGAAACTTCCATTTCCTCGCCATATGTGGCAATCCTAATTGCTGATAACACCGCATCAACATCAAGACTTGGAATCTTCCAAGGATCTAAAATGTTAGGGATGCAACTACTGATAACTTCTCTAGTTGCTACCCCGTTCATCAATGCGTCTGGGGTTTTAAATAACAATTCATCTCTGGCCGTCATGGCGAACACAGGATATTCGTTGTTAGTGGTCTTTTTTAACGACCCTTCCGGATAAAATTCACCTTTTGACGGCAGAGAAACATAGATCTTTGGTTGTCTAAAAAACGCCGCTAGAGGATTAACTGCTGGAGCAGCATTTTGTTGAGACTGAAACTTACTTGGATCAAAATCTGGCATGTTTTTCCACCTATAAATAAACGTAGCAAGATATTTATATACACAGATTTTCTGGTATTATAATTCCGGACACTCAAATGGCAAAAACTACAGTAGAAATCCTAGGCGGAGAACTAGACGGTACAGTATTAAACAACATAGCTAGCGAGGCTACTATGCGTGAACTACTGGCCGCAATTAAATCAGAATCTAAATCTCCAGGTGGTGGCGGCGGCGGCGGATCGAGCAAGACAAAAAATCCAGCTAAAAATCTAGATGTAATGTCAAAATTAGCCAACGGTCTAGGTAATCAGATTGGCAACGTAATAGGTGCCGTGGGCAGTATGGGAGCAATGTTGCTAACAGGCAACACCAAGATGAGTTCTTATACCAAAACATTAAATGATCAAGTTATTGCTAAATTGCCTATCGTTGGAGGCCTGTTAGGTGGACTAGGTGGAATAATCAGTGACAGCATTGAAGTGTTTGAAGATTGGAATGAGAGTTTAAAAACAGGCACTCAAACTGGAGCAACATTTGGTAACAGTATCCTTAGAGCTTCAAAAGCAGCAACGGATGCGGCTATGGATATTGATTCGTATATGAAAATGATTTCTAGCAACTCATCAGTGATGCTGAACCTAGGAAAAACAGTTACTGAAGGTGCTGAGAGATTTAGTAAAATATCCAGATTGTTGAATAGAGATGGCGGCAAAGCAACACAAACTCTAAGACAAATGGGTATGAATGCTAGGAATGTTAATGAAGGATTGATTAGTTACATTGATATTATGGGCGGGGGATTACTTAGAGATAAACGTTCAGATGCCGATGTTGCAGACAGTTATGAAAAGTTTCAACTCAACATAATGAGATTGACTTCATTAACAGGAAAAAGTGTAAAAAAATTAGAAGAAGAAATGGCTGTAGCAACTAAAGACGTTGTATTCAAAATGGCTTTACAAAAACTAGATGAAAAAGAACGATCTAAGTTACTTAACACGTTAGCCAATTACACCGCTATGTATGGCCAGTCTGGTGCTGAACTGTTTAAATCATTGTATCTTCAAATGCCGCCGGGCGATGAAGGTGCTAGAAACTTAATGGTATTACAACCGCAATTAGTTAGGTCTATGAAAGATTCTATCAACACTGCTTTAGATACTAATGTTACTATAGATAAAATGTCTAGTAGGATAGAAGATGATATTATTTCAGTGATGCTAAAATCTGCTAAATCAACATCCGGTTTAGAAGGATTATTAGCTGCTGCCGGTGCTAGTTACGGTGATGCTAAATCTCTTACCGCTGCTATAAATCCTATTCTAAATCAATTAGTAAAATACGGAGATGTATCTAAGTTAACTGAAAAAGATCTTAGAGCCATGTTTAAGAAAGCTAGAGACGAACAAAAAGCTAGAGACGAAATTACTAAGTTCCTCAATGACTTTGAAATGGCTATGCAGGATTTAAAATTTCAGCTAATGGATTTTTTATATCCATTGTTGGATGATTTAGGAAAAGTTTTAGAAAGACAAGATTTACCAGGTAAAGTAAAAGCGTTTGGTAACTGGATCAAAGATAGTGTTGAAAAGTATCTGCCTGATGTGATAACATTTTTCAAATATCTAGGAGATGAAAACGGCAGAGACTTTATTTGGAACGAAGTAACATATTTCTTTGAACGTATGGGCATTAATTTTATGTACCATGCTAAAACCATGTTTGATAAAGATAGGATGGGCGATTTTGCTGTAGATAGAGATAACGCATTAGCAAAAGCCCTAGAAGATCACGAACAGAGACAAAATATACTTCGTCCAAAGTTACCAGAAAGATATACACCACAATCAGAAAGAGGGGCAGCAGTACCAAATAAGAGTGGTAGGGCAAGCTCAGTAACCGAAACCGGTAAAAAAGATCAGGGCGTAGTAGCTGCTTCAGATAAAATAGTTGCTGAATTAAAAGATAAACTAGCTATTTTTAATCCCGTAGGAAAAGGATCATCTTTAGCAATAAACAGCGAATTTGGTAATATACGTCAATATCGCGATGCTGATGGTAACGTGATGCGTGAAAGTGTACATCCGGGTGTGGATGTAAAGGCAGATAAAGCAAAAATAAGAGCCGGCATAGACGGAAAAGTTTCATACGGATATGAATCAGGTTACGGATACTATGCAAAAATTTTAGGTGCTGACGGTGTTGAATTACTTTACGGTCATTTACACCAAACAGACACACAAGACCAATTTACTAGAAAACTACATGGCGGTACAGTAACGGCTGGCACAGAGATAGGAATATCAGGAGGCGGCAAGGGCGATCCGGGAGCAGGAACTTCTACAGGTCGACATTTACATTTAGAAGCTAGACGCAACGGAGTAAAATTTGATCCTACATCGTTAATAAAGCCAGGTATGAGTACAGGAACTTTAGGAACTTATGGTAGTTTGTTTAAAGATTTTGGATCAGCTACAGATGTTATGTTAGAAGGTACAAAAGCTGTTATGACTCCTGAGCAAATGAATAATGTTATGACAGGTGCTGGCAATATGGCCACTAAAGAATTGTTGGAATCTATAGATGTAAATTTTGCAAGATTAGAAATGTTAATGAGAGAACGCACTAATCTATCAAGATCTCAACTTTCCTACATAGAAAATAATCAAATGACGATAGCATAATGGCTAAAAATACTGTAGAATACTTTAGTTCAAAATTAGGTAGCGGAGTAATTAACAACGCTGCGTCCGAAACCACGCTTCAAGAAATTGTTAGATACTATAAAGATAACTCTAACAATAATAGAGGCGGCGACGACGTATCTGACGAAGCTGGTGCTGCTGGTACATCACTTAAATTACTAAAAAAAAGTTTTACTACATTAACTGCCGGACTATCAAATACAGTTAGTGCTGGTAAGAATTTTATCTCTATGATAGCTAGGGGTGAAGATAAACTCAGTGCTTACGGAAAATTTATACAAGATGATTTAATTAAAAAACTTCCAGTTGTGGGAGACACTTTAGGTGATCTTGCCGGCATTGTAACAGAAACTATAGTGGCTTTAGAATCTTGGAACGACGGGCTGCGAGAAGCAAACAAACACGGAGCAACATTTAATTATAGTATTTTTAAATTTAAAGAAACTGCTTTAGATATGGGATTGTCTACTGACGAGCTTGTATCGTTGGTTGGAAGTAACGCAGAAACGTTAGTATCGTTAGGCGGAGGTACAATGACTACCGGTATAGATAATTTACGAAAATTATCTGCTGCTATGTTTATGGATTCTGATCGAGTGTCAGATATATTAGATCGATGGGGATATAACACATATCAACAAAATGATTTACTATTAGAATTCTATGCTGCAACTAGAAGAGGAAAAGCTGTAACAGAAAACAATCTTAATAGCACTAGCAACGAATTTTTACAATACGCTAGTCAAATAGATGCTTTTCAAAAAATAACAGGCATGGGTAAAGAGCAGCGTCAAGAAGCCGCAGCGGCAGCTAACCAAGACCTATCATATAAACTAAAAGTTGGAAAATTATTACCTGCTCAGCAGGCTAGGATGGAAACAGCTTTACAGAGTTTTTCTATGGTATTTGGTGCTCAAGGAGCAGAATTATTTAAATCTAGAGAATTAGGTGTTCAATCTATCAATGATACTGTAATAGCATTACAGTATGCGTTAGGGCCAAGTTTTGAAAGGTCTATGGATACTATTATTAAAATGGCCAAAGACACCAGTGTTAGTCCTAAAGTATTTGAAGATTATGTTAATAATACCATAGGCAGTCAATTAGCTAATTCTAAAGAAGCTATGAAAGATTTGGAAGGTATAATAAAAGGTTCAGTATCGGGAAATGAAAGTTCTAAAAAGCTAGTTAAGGCTCTTACACCAGCAATGGAATTTATGATTAAACAAGGCGGTCTAAGCAAAGACATGGAAGGTCAATTTGTTAAGATGGTTGAAGCAGCTAAAAAAGAGCAAGGAAAAACAGATGCGTTTACAGATACTCTAAGAAAATTTCAAAGATCGGTATATCGTGTCTATCGAGCACTATTAAAAGGATTCTTTCCTATCATGAAAGAACTAGCCAAAGAATTTAAAATAGCTATGATACCCGACCAACTAAGAGCGTTTAGCAAATATCTAATACAATTAGCTAATGATGCGTTACCGTATGTAAAAAACTTTTTTGCAAATCTCACAGATGATGACACGCTTGTATACATGAAAAATATATTTGAAAGCATGTTTGAAGCGGCCATTATATATTTTCATATGTACATGCGAAAAGCAATATATTCAACATTTAATGTTGAAGGTGCAGCAAAGTGGTTAGCAAAAATAGGAATTGGTCCAGACCTTGATCGGATGGCGGCAGAAGCTGAAGCTAGGCTTAGATTTGCCAGAGAAAATAGAGACCAGTTAATTTTGCCTAAAGAAGAAAGAAGGATGCCGGTAAGTCCAGAAGATGAAAAAGTTGTTATAGATGGCAAAACATATTATATTAGAGATTTATTAAGAGGCTCAGATGGACGTTTTAGATCTTACGACAGCACTTATGAAGGAGGCAGCGGCAGTCGAGTTACAGATGCTGCTCTTACCGCAGCAATTCTAGCACTTAGAGAACGTAAAGCACAGGCAGGTGCTTCGATGCCAGACGATAGAGATCAATTTGGAGGGTTAACGCTGTTACAAAGAGAAGCAGTGGCTAATCTTTTAAACAAAGGCATCCGTGGAATAGGCACAAACCTAAATCCTTTAAGACAAGTAATGTTTGATCCTGCTTTGTTTGCCCAAACAAAAAATAGAAATCTCCCTAAAATTCAAAGGATTATGGAGAGAAAAGAGTATGCTGATGAAGTAGAAAGGTTACGCAAAGAATATCCTTCAACTTATATGGGTATGAATACTGGTACTCTTGGAACCCTTGGAGGATTGTTTGGAAACTTTAAACGCGGTACAATGGCCACGCTTCACGGAAAAGAAGCAGTAGTATCACCAGGACAACTTCAAAATGTGATCAATACAAGTGCTCAGATCTCGATGAGAGATGTAGTAAAACGTTTAAATAGTAATATTAATCGCATGATTGATGTAGCAAAACAAGATGTTGGATTAGAGCGTTCTAAACTGTTAGCTATGACCTAAGGTCAAGCACTGGAGAATAAATTGAGTTGGAAAAAATATTTTACGCCTGTACCTGTAGCTAAACAAGCAGGATCCATGAGCCCATTAGGGAATGGTTCTAGACCAGGCCCGGCACGCTCAAACTATTCTAGTTTTTTACCTGATGTATATGCTGGTACTCCAAATCGTGTAGAACGATACATGCAGTATGAAACTATGGACATGGATTCAGAAGTTAATGCTGCCCTAGACATCCTAGCAGAATTCTGTACACAAACTAACAGAGAAAACAACACAGCTTTCCAAATTAATTTCAAAGGACAACCAACAGCTACAGAAGTTAAAATCCTTAAAGATGGATTACAGAAGTGGCATAAGTTCCAACAATTTGAAACACGTATGTTCCGCATTGTGCGTAACGTTTTCAAATACGGCGATTCGTTTTTTATTAGAGATCCAGAAACACAAAAACTTCATTATGTCGATCCTGCTAAACTAGTAAAAATTATAGTCAACGAATCTGAAGGTAAAAAGCCCGAGCAGTATGTAGTTCGTGATATGAATTTCAATTTTAGAAATCTAGTAGCAACTTCATTACTGAATAATACAAATAAAACTCCAGCAGGTTCTGCTTCATATGTCAGTGGCGGATCTTTTGGGCGAGGTATGGTAGGCACAGCACCTACACAGACAGGTACTAGGTTTAGTACTACTCAAGAAGAACTAGCCATTGATGCTAAACATATTGTACATTTGAGTTTGTCAGAAGGGTTAGACAATAACTATCCGTTCGGCAATTCATTATTAGAATCAGTATTCAAAGTCTACAAGCAGAAAGAACTGCTTGAAGACGCTATTATTATCTATCGTGTACAACGTGCTCCAGAACGCAGAGTGTTCTATATTGACGTTGGTAACATGCCAGCACACATGGCTATGAGCTTTGTAGAACGTGTTAAAAACGAAATTAATCAAAGACGCATACCTAGTCAGTCTGGCGGCGGTGCTAATATGATCGATGCTAGTTATAATCCATTAAGCATATCAGAAGATTACTTTTTCCCGCAGACAGCAGAAGGCCGCGGATCAAAAGTCGACACTTTACCAGGCGGTACTAACCTAGGTGAAATCGACGACTTACGTTATTTCACTAATAAATTATTCCGTGCGTTACGTATTCCTAGCAGCTATCTTCCTACAATGCCTGACGATAGCCAAGCAGCATTCACAGACGGAAAAGTAGGCACAGCCTACATCCAAGAGCTACGTTTTAATGAATACTGTAAACGTTTACAGACAAATTTAATTGAAGAATTCGATTTAGAATTTAAAACATGGTTGATCGATACTGGCATTAATATTGACAACAGTTTATTTGAATTAAAGTTTAATCCTCCGCAAAACTTTGCGGCCTATCGTCAGAGTGAACTTGATAATGCTCGAGTACAGACATTCGCAGCACTACAGGAAGTTCCTTTTATGAGTAAACGCTTTGCTCTAAAACGCTTCTTAGGATTAAGTCAAGAAGAAATTACAGAAAACGAGCGTATGTGGAAAGAAGAAAACGGAACGCTGG